TGTTGCCAGGGTTAATCCGAAACATCTGCCACGCTGGGGTGGTGCCCCAGGTGACGAGGAAGCTCGTTACATTCAATTCCACCCAGGATGCGGTTAGGCGTATCCGAGGCTACCGACTTCGTTGGTGGCGTGACCAGCTCATCTCTATGAAGGTGATTGGGATCCCAAAAGTAATGCTGGACCCGCTGGTCAACAACGTCAAGGCTCATTCATCAGGGCCTCTTTTACGGTTTGTAAATATGCCACACCAAGCCGTAGACGTTGCAAAAAGACAGCTAGGCCGCGCTGCTAGAGCAAACTTCGAAAGGAGTTCGCCACTGCGTGGCAGAGCCAGAGCAATTGCGTGGAGGAAATCTACGTTGAAGAGTAATCCTTTGTGGTCACTCTTTTGGGAGAATCTAAAATATGCTCCCTGTGCTTTGGGACGTGAAGGTGCGAGAGTTCTCGTGCCAAAGCTGTCGCGCGGTGTTGCTTTTGCCGCCGCAAGGGCCCCTACGTTGAGGTTTAAAATCTCCAGGGTCATTCCCTCCCAGGTGAAACAACTGGTTGAGGGTTTCCTTTCAGCAGTGAGGATAAGGCTGGCAGCAGATACAGCCTATGTGCAATCCCGTCAGGGTTTGATAACTAGGGCACAATTGTGCTTTAGTCGCGCGGCCAGAGTTTTAGGCTACGCATTGTCGGTTGCACTGGGCATTGCTGTGGTTGCTGCAACGCACGTAGCGTCTTGCGCCCCCGCCAAGCCAATCCCGGCACCCCGTTATACACGAGGGAAAGGAAAAAGCCAGCTAAATCTGGATGCTGGCGTTGAGGAATCGAATCAGCCTGATTTCTCCGAGAAGGCCGCCCAAGAATCCCAGGAGCGGCCACATCAAGGGTCGCGCCCCTCATCAGCGGAGGGAAGAGCCGTCAACATCGACGGGATCAAGTGCTGGGATTCGGAGCGATACCCCATCAGGCGGTGTTTATGCTCCAAATGTGCAGCACGGTTTCATACCCAAGGCCTTATTGAAAGGTTTACAAGAGTCCGACTCACCAGAATCGCGGGCTCATTACGCGAGGGAGATAGTGACATATCTCAGTTCGGCGACGGATTTAAGGATGGAGTCCGATA